TGACCAAGGGGTGTGCCAAGTAGCTGCTCCTGTTTCTGAAGGATCATGGACAGCATGGTCAACTGCTGCTCTCTTGTACCAGTTCCTAAACCCACGTTGATATACACATCGTACTGAGACTTCCACTCACGCGGGTCTACGGACACATATTTGCCCTGCAGCCGCACAATCCTGGCCTTATCTTGATACTTACCGACTAGGTGAAGGATATTCAGGAAAAGGTCTCGGACACCTGTTTCTGCAAATGTCCTAGCAACCAACTCGACTCTGCCAGCCGCAGCGTTCTGCATAGCCGCCACAGCCGCCGCAGTCGTGTTCTGCAAGATGTTAGGGTCTAAGCCTTGTGAGTTCGCCGTAATCCCTGTGCGCTTCTCCTGAATCCTGTCCAAGTATTCCAGCATGGGGAAAGACTGGCCCGCAACAGGGGAGACCGACAACTGCTGTATCGCTTGTGGGCTTTTCACCCGAACTACACCACCAGGTGTAACTGTTAACAGGTCGTCTAGGTTTACTTGCCCGTCTACCGCCATGACTCGGGCGTTGTTCGTGAGGTAAAGGTTGTCTAGGATCTGTCGGGTAATAGTGGACTTGATAAGCTGTAAGTCCATCGTCCTGTCCGCAAGGCTGTGACCAAAGAACTTGTGCGGCATAGGAATTGGGCAGACAGAACAGAAGGGGACGTAGTCTATCTCTTCGTTCTCTAGGATCTCATTGCCCGCATAAACAACCTTACGAAGCTCCGCAATCCCGTCATCGTCATAGTCTGTGCGAATGTAGCACTCAAAGGTCTCAACCTCTTCCATGCTTTTATCTATCGCGGCAGACTGATCCATAGGCTGCTCACCCTGCGTGTAACGAGCCACCCTCTCAGGCGTGAAGTCTAAATCTTGGTAGGTAGGCAGGTTGTCCACCACATCCGCATCAAACCCCATCGCTATCAGTTCAGAACGGGTTGTGAGCTTCCTGTGGGCGCAAAAGGGCGAGTCTGTAATAGTCCGCGCCTTCTTGGAGATGATGAACTCCTCGGGCGGTACGTTCTCAATCCTGACCTGACCGAACTTCTTAACCTTGCGGATCTTTACATCGTAGACAAAGATCGGCTCCATCTTTGGTTCAGGCATCACGCCCATCTGTTGAGCCGCCATCATCTCTTCTGGGGTAGGAGGAACGGGAACCTCACCCACCTTACGCTTGTCCTGCTCGACCACTTCCACGGTCTCATCCGCAAGCATTAGGGTCAATTCTTCTTCTGTCAGGTTCTCGTACTCTTCTGAGTCAACTTGCTTCTCGTCATCCCAGTAAACCTTAACGACACCGTTCTTCTGTAACAGAGCATCCTTGAACCAAATATTCAGGATGGAGAAGCCAGGGTTGTCGCGGTAGAAGATGTAGTTTAGGTAGCCTGTAATCTGCTTGGCAATCTCTTCATCGCCTGGGCCTTCTGGCTCCGCACGAACAATATCGTCACCCTGGGTAAAGACCCTCAGCAGGGCAGGAAGCGCAGCGTCTACAGCCTCAGCAACCTCACCCGTGACAATCGTAGACCGCCCCTCGACCTCGTTGCCATAGGGTGCGCGATTGTAGTAATTGATCGCCTTGCGTCTTTCTTCAGTCGTCTCCGACTCGATGTAGCCAAGCGCATTGTCTATCTCCGCTTGGACTACTGTTTTTAACTTTAGATCATCCATTTACACAATCCATTTGGTCTGAATGTTTATGGGTTTATCCCAGGTAGAGTTTGTCTCAATGCCCAAAGCAAGATAGCGGAAAGCGTCAGACCCATGACTGCTCCAATCATGCAGGGGCCGCGCATAGAAAACCTGTCTCTTCTCATCGTATTCACGCCTGTAGTTCCGCAAGCAATCCAAACCCTGCTTGACTTGAGGCATATTGAACCAGCAACGGGGAAGAAGCCTTCTTACGGCTTGTATGCCATCGTCTACGTTTAACCTGGGTATTACAGTACAGTCTAGGCCAGCCTCTCTTAAGACTTCTAATCGGCTCTTGCCTGTGGTCAACTCTCTTACCTGTACATCGTGGGGCAGCAACTGAGTGGCCTTGTGCCAGTCTCTGTGGGTGAGTTCTCTAATGTACCAGTCTAAGCCCTGCCCATGATTCTCGATGTAGTCCATGAGCCTAACTTCTTGGCCCGCAACTTGAACAACCCATATTGCCGTACTGTCGCCCATCCCCAGATCCCAGGCCGCAAAGGTCTTGCAGAGGTCGTCCCTTGGGATTTCCTTATAGCGTTCTTCTGGGAGTTCGTTAAGTATCGTCCCGTAGTAAGAACCCTCCACCGCAGCCGAGAAGGAACACTCAAACTCCTGAAAATACTTGTCGTCTCCCATCTCTTTTCTTGCAGCCTCAAGCTCGGCTTTAGGCAAGATGTTAGTCTCCGAAGCCTTAAATTCCAGTAATGCCCAGTCGTCCTCAGTCTCAGCACGATCTCGCAGTTCCTTAAAGTGGTTCTGGCCTTTCGGAGTCCCAATAAATAATGCCCACCCACCTCTGTCCGCAAGGGCAGGTCTTAGAGTCTCATGCCAAATCTTGGGGTTCATATCCCCTACCTCGTCCAGAACCACGCCGTCTAGGAAGATACCTCGCAGACTGTTTGGGTTGTTTGCACCATAAAGACTGATGCGCCTACCGTAAAAATCTACCCGCAACTCTGAGATGTTTGCTGTTGCTTCTAGCGGGTCTGTGTACTTAAGCAGGTAGTCCCAGGCTACCCTTTTGCTTTGTGTGTATGTTGGGGCGATATAGGCATAACGAGGAGACTCCCTGTCGGATTGCAACGCAGCCTTAATGAGGTGGTTGATTGCCGCAACAGACTTCCCCATACGCCTGTGGGCCACCGAGACAACAAATCGAGTTCCATCAAGAGCATTGTGAATCTCAAGCTGCGGCCCCCTTGGTTTGTAAGGAATCGTTATTACTTTATCCATCCAATCCCTATATGCAGGGGTTGGTCTGGGTCGCCTGTCACTTTCTGCTCTATCGGAGCCAGCCTACTGTAGAACCTGTAGAACTCTGTCTGGTGCTTGGGGTCAGCTTTGGCCCAGTTCACCATCTCCTCTAAGCCACCTAGTTCATCAAAGACCGCAACAATGTTCTCTTTTACCTGCTTAGGGATCTTATTGGTAGCACCTTGTGGTCTACCTGCTCCTGCTCTGGAGCCGCCCCAGCTTGATTTTTCTTTCTCTAAATTTTCATGTTCCATTTGTCCGAATCCTCTACGGGGTGTTCGTGGTTATTTTACAACAGTATTAGTATTGCTGTTCTTCTTGCATCATTTCCGCACCAAGTAACCCTGCTCCTATAGCGGGTATCGCAAAGAGTGGTTGGCCTTTAGTAGTCACAGACTCCCGCATTTGCGGAGTAATGTCCATTTGCCAGACTTCCACGCCATCCATATCTGTCTTGCCGACCTTTGCGCCAAACTTCTTACCGAGCTTGTCTAGTGACTTAGGTAGGATGTTGTCGTAAAAGCCTTTCATGCCTTCACCGCCTACTCTAAGGTTTTCTCCTGATAACTCCCGTTCAGGGCCACCTGGAATGGCCTTGCCTTCACTTGCCGCCATGCGTTCAGCCACCTCTTTACCAACCAAGTCTGGCAGCGCAGATTCAGCTACGCTGTCTCGCTTTACTAATTCACGACCATCTTTCATTGCGACTACAGAGTATGTTCCATCGTTTTCTTTAGCATAAACAATTGAATCCACCTGCTTACTCAGGTCATACCTCTCTGCCTGAGTTTTGCCTGTAGTAAATGCTATTTGGTCATACCCCTTTTCCGCAGCTTCTTGTATTGCTCTTTTTAGGGATAGTTCGTGCCAGGATGTCTTAAAGGGTGCGTCTGGTACTTGTTGACCAAACCCACGACCCAAGCGATTTTGGGCGGTTTGTAAATCATTCAAGTTATTAGAAACAATAGACCATTGAGTAACAATGTCGGCTGGAGCGTCTCGCCCTTGACTTGTGTAAGGTAGGGCTAACTCCTCAAGCCTGCGCTGCTCATCTAAAAGCCTTTGTCGTTCCGCAACAATGTTGTCAAGTTTTTGCTGTTCTGCTGCCCTTGCTTCTGGCGTGTTATACCCCTTCTTACGCCCTGCCTGATGCCAGTCTGATTG